TCTCAGGGTATGAGCTCTGCGAACAAATTCCCAGGATACGAAATCTGGATGAAGGATCGTTGTGATGTATTCATTGAAGACCTGTCTCGTACAGTGTTGATTGAAGAAATCCCACAATTCTAAAACACCGCACACCTTGTGTGCAATATACCGAGGAGAGATTGCCCCCCACTTCAGAGTGGGGGAGCTCTTCTCACACAGAGTGGTTGGACTGGGAAATTCCTAGTAGCTGTTCCCTTCAGTGGGAATCACTCTGCAAACAAACCAAATAAATAAACTACATATGGGTAAGTTAGGTAAAATCTCAACGATTAAGAAGGAGTATAACAACTCTCAACTTCAGACAATGCAAGGTGGTCTTGCACTCAAAGGTCTAACACGTATTCCTGGAACAGGGGTGTTTAAATATCCCTACAAGGAACTAGATGGTAAGTATAGAACAGGAATTGATCCTGAAGCTTCTTACATCCGTAGAATCCAAGATCCTCTGGAAAGAGAAATGGAGATTGAGCGTGTTACAAAACTTAGAGACAAGCTACAGGCTGCTCTTGGAGATGTTGATATAAGTCCTCGTGCTTCCTTTTGGAACTATGGACTATCCACCTCTACAAGTGATGCATTACATGTTCAACCTGTAAAGCTTCTGGATGGTGATAACTTCTTCGATCTTACAATTCCTCTGCAGGAACTAGCTTTCTCTTGGTTGCGTGTTCACCCTACAATTGCAAGCTCATATCAAGCTTGGGAGCGTGGTGAATATCCTGCTGAAACTCAGTTCTATGTAGCTGATGATGAAATTGAGAATGCAGTGCTGTTCAAGAAAAAACAACTTATCAATAAAGCTATTGTTAAGTTTGATGGTATGACTCCTGAAAGGAAGAGAAAAGTGGCACGTTTGTTGGGATTACCTGTAACTGATGATACTAAAGAGGAAGCAGTTTACAACCTTGTAGATAATGTCCTCAAACAAACCGAGTTTAAAAACGGTAAGTATCAAGGGTTAAATCCTGTTGAAGTGTTCACTCGCTTCGCAGATATGAAAGATAACTTACTCCATATCAAGGACTTAGTGAAACAAGCAATCACTCATTCTGTATATAGAGCTAAACCTAATGGTAAAATTTATGAGGGTGAGTTTGAAATAGCTAAGGACGAAGATGATTTGATTAAACAGCTTGCTGACGATGATAATCAGGACTTGCTCCTCACTCTCGAAGGTAAGTTGAAAACTAAGAAATTAGCTGCAGTATGATACCAGTAGATAGTTTATTATATAAGATTGACCAAAAACTAAATAAACTATCGACCAACATTCACCAGCAAATAAACTTAGAAGATAAAATTCTGGCCCTCAATGAGGCTCAGATTAAGCTGATAAAACAAAAGGTTGATGGTTTTAGTGTAATAAGTGGAATGGGTCTTGATGCTTTTAAGAAGCGTTATGAGGACCTCCAAAGCTTAGTGGTCACATATAATCACCAACCTCTTAAGCTAACACTTAAGAATCCAGAACTAAATCAATGGTTTGCTAATCTACACCTGCTTGATCCCAAGTATATGTTCTATATTGATAGTTATGTACTTGCTGACAAAGGGGTGTGTAAGGATAGAAAGATTTGGATTAACAGAGATTTGGCTAAACATGGTGACCTTCAGTTCATCCTGAATAACACCCATTACAAACCAAGCTTTGAATATCAAGAGACTTTCAACTTCCTTTCGACAGATGAAATATCCATCTTCACTGATGGTACGTTCACTCCAAAAGATATCTACATTTCCTATATGCGCTACCCTGTGTATATAAACAAGACAGGATATATCATGTTAGACGGGCAACCATCATTTGATCAGGACTGCGAACTTGAACTCTATCTAGAGGATGAGTTGTTAGACTTAACAGTACAAAATCTTGCAATGTACACTGAAAACCAATCTGCTGTACAAAACTCGATATACAGAATTCAAACGAACGAATAATTTTTTAATCACCTAAAATAAAGCAAAATGGCTGATTTTTCATTAACTACGCTGTTCGTAGTGCCAGTAGGGCAATCTGCGCTCCCTAGCTCTGGATCTACGCAAAACTTAACAGCAGGTCAGGTTGGTATCTTCAAAGCTGACTACACAGTTGCAACAGCTGGTAACATTGCTGCTGCTCCTTACTTTTATATTGCGCAGGGCCGTACTAACACTTATCTGCAAGGCTCTAAGCGTTCTGATAAGATTAAAGGTTGTCCTTCTGGTGCTGGTTGTAACAGCAATGTAACTGAATGGTATAAAGTGGACGGATGTCCTACTCCTATCACTCAGATTACAGAAGTTGGTGGTTGGAATGTGAAGTGTGGTGAGGTTGTAACTGTAACCCTCCGTGCTCACTCTAGCTACTTAGACACTCTGTATTTCAACGGTTTCACTCGTTCCGTAACAGTTCAAGCTCCTTGCTGTGACTGTGGTGGAGATCCTTGTGACCTAGTTGACATTCCTGCTTTGATCGATGACATCATCTATCATTTCTTACTGCAGGCTCCTGGAAACAACCCTGACAACATCACCTTCTCTGATTTCTATGAGTTCCAACGTGTTGGTAACGATCAGAATGCTAAGTTGGTTATTACTGGTAAGCCTCTTACTAAGTATGGTCAGCCTTGTGATGTAGCAGCATTTCCTTACGAGTATGACCGTATGTGGTTCCGTACATTCGTGTACAGTGGACCTGCAACCACTGCTGACTTCATCGTAGCAGATGCTTGTAACATTGTAGCCACTCCTGTAATTGTACAGCGTTCTAACTACGCTAGTGGTACATCTGCAGAGATTGCACAATTGGAGAAGAACTTCTACAGCTATCAAGCTGGTTACTTGAAGCATTTGTACAGAATGAATGGCTACAACGAGAACTTTGAGTCTTGGGTAAATGATGGTAGCGTGTATACCACTTATTACATTAAGTTCAATGAGCTCGACAAGTCTGCTTATCAGTGGGGCGATTATATCCATGAAGATAGCACTGTAATCATTGCTGTTGTAAAGGATAGCGCTATGGAAACTGCTCTTGAGGCTGTTCTTGTAGCTGGTCTTGGTGCTGTAACTGCTCAAAACGGACCATGTTTAACAACTACGTCCACTACGACTGGTACACCTACTAGCACAACCACTTCTACAACTACACTTATTCCATAAGAGTAGAAGCGGAAAACAATATCATATAACCTAAGCCAGAGGTGAGAGGATTAAAACTCAGATCCTCTGGCTTATTTATTTCAAACAGCATGGCAGATTTAAAATTAGATATATTAGTGATTCCCACATACAACGTAACAACGCTAGGGGTTGCTGATGCTTCTATCTATCCAACTAATCCTCCTGTTGTTTCTGGTGCGTCCATTGAGATAACTGTACCTGCACTTGGCACGTTTATTAGACCATTTAGTGTCAACGACTTTAATATATTCACCACTTCAAATCTAGGCATAACTCCTGTCGGTGTAGATCAACCTCTACCTGATGGGGTTTATCGTTTAAAATACTCTGTAGCTCCTGCATATGCAAACTTTGTAGAGAAGTCAATCATGCGTGTAGAACAGATACAAGAGAAGTTTGATGGTGCATTTATGAAGCTAGATATGATGGAATGTGATAAAGCTATTAAGACACAAGCAAAGGTGGACTTAAACTCTATCTATTTCTTTATACAAGGGGCCATTGCTGCCGCTAATAACTGTGCTGATGTAGAAGCAATTAAATTATATAACCAAGCAGACATGATGTTGAACAACTTCATCAAGAACAACTGTGGATGCTCTGGAACCAACTATGTAATAAACTTTTATTAATATGGCTGTATGTAGAAACTGTGGAGCCAAGTTTGGATGCGGATGTCAATTGATTAATGGCCTTTGTGCAGCTTGTAATGCTGCCGCCACACAAGGAAGAAAACTTATAAAAAATGCTATCACCCAGGCTTACAAATTGTCCAGAATGCGCTAGCATCCCTGCTCTACTTGCTGATATAGATTGCAAGTTGGCAGAGCTTGGAAACAATTTGTACAATAATGTTGTGTTTATGTTGAACCAACCTGTGCCTGGAGGGGTAATGTTGGATCTCATAAACTACAGAAGAATACTTACCTACAAGTATTGTAATCCTGATTACGCTGCTTGCTATACAGTGAATATGATAGCTAGCAGAGTTAAACTTTTAAAATATAAATAAATGTCTTGTTCAAATTGCTATAATGGTTGCACAGAAACTGTATCAGATCAGTGTGTACGATATACTGGTATAGATGTTCCTGTTTTAGGTATTAAGACAGGAGACTCTCTTTCGTATGTTGAACAAGCTCTGATTGAGTTTCTCACCTCCACCCTAAATGGAACGGGTATAACATTGAATATCAATCCTCAGATCATCTGTGAGATTATAGATAAGAACTTGGTAGAGTGTGAAGAACTCACCTTACCTAATGTAATTCAAGCACTTATAAAGGCCATTTGTGAGCTAGACACCCGATTGAAAGAAGTCGAGGCTGATTTTGCTGCTCTAGAAGGACCTTATACAACCAGTTGTCTTACAGGTGTAACTTCTACTTCTGGAACTCATGCCATCCTTCAGGCAGCCATCAATAAGATTTGTGGACTGGAGATTGAGCTTGATGCCCTTGCTTTAAACGTTAGTACAAACTATGTAAAGCTTGCTGACCTCAATGCACTGATTGCAGCTTATATAGCTTCAACTAGCACAACCAGCACTAAGTATTACACCAAGATGGTACCATTCACTGTAGTTGAATACTATGGTGCTATCAGTGGTAATTTTGATGTATCTGGTGCGGGTGTTGGTAACTGGGAGAAAATCTACCTTTGTAACGGTAACAACGGTACTCCTGATAAAAGAGGACGTGTTGGTGTAGGTGCTACAACAGGAATGGGTGGAGGACCTTTGAACCCAGCAGTTGATCCTGCAGTTTCTGGAAATCCTGCTTATTCTTTAGGAGGGGCAGTTGGTACTAACACTGTTGTTCTCACCACCCCACAAATACCTGCTCACTCCCATGGAGCATCTGCTGTTTCAACAGCACTTCCTCACGATCACACAATTGCGTTTGGCAATCCTGTAGATGCAAATGAAACAGGTAGTACCAATACATGGGTACAAACTGGAACAGGGGTAAATTATACAACATCATCTACCACTGTAACCGTTAACACATCAGTTAGTGTTGCTTCTGCAGGAGGAGGATTAGGCCATCCTAACTTCCAACCTGGTCTTGGATGCTATTATATTATGTACATTCCTTAAACCTTACATAAATGTCTGTTCCTCAAAATAACTGCTGTACAAATCCTTTGGTAAATACCACTCCTTGCGTAGGAGGAGATCCGTGTTCCACACAATTGCTACCTACTGATAGTGTTAGCTATAGTGGACCAAATCTCCCCTGCACAGGAATTAACACTTGTGACACAGCCACTGTAGCTCTTCAGAAGGCTGATGAGCAAATCTGTGAACTGAAGGAACAGATCCTTATTCTACAACAAATACTGCAGAACTGTTGCACTACAACAACTAGTACAACATCTGCACCAACCACTAGTACCACATCAAGTAGCACCAGTTCTACCAGTTCTACTAGCTCTACTAGTTCCACTACAAGTACAACTAGTTCTACTAGTTCGACAAGTTCAACTAGTTCAACTAGTTCTACGACTAGCTCTACGAGTTCTACAAGCTCTACTAGTTCTACAAGTTCAACCACTTCAACTACTAGTAGCACATCTTCTACTTCTAGCACAACATCTACTACCAGTAGCACATCTACAACTAGTAGCACCTCTTCTACAACAACTACAACCACTACAATTGCATGTACTCAATTTAGCGCTGTTAATAACTTTGTAGGTCCTACAGAGGTGTATTGGACAGATTGTTGCGATAAGTTACCAAAAGTACAAACAGTGGGTCCAGATCTTGGAATTACTGTATGTAGTATAACTGTTCCCACATCTCCAAAAGCAACAATCACAGTTGTTGGACCTTGTGATCCATGTACCACTAGTAGTACAACTACAACTACAACAACCACTGGATACCCAGTAGATGTTCTTTTGTCTAATGCACCATTAGATGTTTGTACAGGAGCTCCATTTAATAACCTATACTTAAAGCAAGGGGACACCTTCACAACAAGCACTATAATTTATCAAGATCCTTCATGTACAAATCCATTTAATATAACGTCCTATATTTATATTGTAAGAAATCTAGCTGGTATACAACCATCATTCGGATTTGATCCATTAACTGGAGAAATTCTTACATCTGTTGGAAGCTGTTCTTTCTAATAAAAACCCTCTATACGCAAAATGATATTCCTTCCTGAAAATCCTTGCTGCACATCAGTCGTATCTGTAAACAACTGTGGTTGTACAGGTAATGATCCTTGTAATGCGCAACCTATTCAGAGTGAATATATTGCGTATAGTGGAGACGATCTTCCTTGTACAGGAATTGACAAATGTGATACTCTCACTGTGGCATTTCAAAAGTTAGATGCTGCAATTTGTGACATAAAGCAACAAGTCATCATCCTTCAGAACTCAGTTGAATTTTGTTGTGGAACCACTACAAGTACAACTTCTAGCACTAGTTCTACAACATCAACAACTACAACTGTCGTTTGCCCTACATGTGGATACTATTCTGTTACAAACAACTCAGTTTTACCAATTAATATAACCTACCTCAAATGTGAGGCATACAAAGGAAGTCTTGCAAACGTACAGGTACCAGCATTTAACACTATTTATTTGTGTGCTTGTGCAGGGTCTTTAGTAGTTCCTCCCCTTCCAGGAGTGAGTTTTTCCTATCTAGGGTCATGTGGAACCACCACTACATCAACAAGTAGTACTACATCCTCCACAACAAGTTCCACAAGCTCTACAAGTTCCACTAGCTCAACAACTTCTACAACAAGTAGTAGCACATCAAGCACTACCTCAAGCACATCTTCTACATCCTCCACTACAACAACTAGCACTACTTTATGCCCTTGTGTTAATCAGTTGAATGTTAGTGTAACAGTCGCAGGATCATTGACTTATAAGAGTTGCTGCAATGAGAATATAGAGATTGATGTTGCACCAAATCCTTTACAAAATATTTCAAATCCAAATGGTGTATTAGTGAGCACTCTTGGTGGCACTGCGGTTTACACCATAGTTACACGTGGAGGATGTATTACACCAAGTTGCCCTACAACCACCACTACTTCTTCTTCTTCTACTTCCACAACTTCTAGTACCTCTAGTACAACAAGTTCTACAAGTAGTACATCAAGTACGTCTAGCACGTCTAGCACCACTAGTTCTACTAGTAGCACTAGCTCTACATCAAGTACATCTTCTACTACAAGTACTACATCATCAACTAGTAGCACTAGTTCTACGTCTAGTACAACATCAACAACAAGTAGTACAAGTTCCACTTCTAGTACATCTTCTACAACAAGCACAACATCTTCTACAAGTTCTACATCTACAACAACTAGTACATCTTCTTCTTCTACAACCACTACCACTACAACGTGTTTCTATAGAGATAATGTCACTTTGAACATCACTGTAGAAGGATCAGTTACATATGAAGATGGTTGTGGTGTTGAAAAGACACTTAATCTTTTAGTAGGTGAATATTTACTTGAAGGTACAGATGGTGCTTGTATTAATGTAAGCACATTTGGAGGAACTGCAGTGTACACTATCATCTCTTATGGACCTTGCTGTACACCATTATGTACAACAACAACCACTTCAAGTAGTACAAGCACTAGCACTTCTACAAGTACTAGCACAAGTACAAGTACTTCTACTACAACAAGCACATCTTCTTCCACTACAACTACCACTACTACAGTGTGTGTTGATTGTTATGAGTACACTGTAGATCCTTTAGGAAGTGCTAGTGTGTCTTGGACTAATTGTGATGGAACTAGTGGTAGTGGAACATTCACTGAAATTACAATCATTCCTTGTGCACAAGAAGGTAGTGTTTTAAATGAGGGAGGAGATCCAATAATTACACAAGGAACTTATTGTGGAAATTCTTGTGTTCCTCCTTCTACCACTACAACAACATCATCATCAACATCAACATCAACGTCAACTTCTACTAGTACATCTTCTACCACTACAACAAGCACAACAACACCTCCAGAATGTAATTGCTACTCTGTAGAAAATCTATCTGAGATACAAGCATTTGCACCAATAGGAGTTGATTGTGATGAAAATAATTTCCCAGAAGTTGCTCCTGGACAAACAGCATATGTATGTTCATACACAACACCTGGAGTGATACCTCCAACTCCATTAGTTGTTACACTAATTGGTGACTGTGCATCTTGTCCAACAACAACAACAACTACTACCCAGTGTCCTTGTATTCAGAGTATAACTCTTGATGTAAGTATTGCTGGTACAATAACATATGACGATTGTACAGGAGAGCCACAATCAGATGAAGCTTTTGAACCAGGTCTTTTCACAATCAATAATTCAGTAAACTGTATAAATATATTCAGCCTAGGTGGAACAGCTTTGTATGGTGTTGATTCTTATGGACCTTGTTGTACACCTCCTCCAACCACTACATCTACAACATCTAGTACCAGCACTACATCTAGTACAAGTAGCACTACAACAACTAGCAGTAGTACCTCATCAACCACTACAACCACTACTACCCTTCCACAATGTTTATATTATAATTTATTTGCTAGTGATAAGGGATCTGTAACGTTTGAGTACATTGTTTGTGACCAAACATCAGTTACCACTGTAACTGTTTCTCCATCAACTAACATATCTGTTTGTGCAGAAACTAGCTATGGAATAGTTATTACAAGTGGCTCATTTAATGGTGGCTTTACAGTATTAGGTGCTTGTCCATAATTGATTCAAAAAGCCCTGTTTGTTGGTTTTCAGGGCTTCTCCCTGGGGTTTCCACCCTGGGGAGTTTTTATTTTATAACTAACTTAGTTAGTATCAATAATTAGGTTGGTTAAAATAATTTGGAAAATATCAAAAACCTTCGTACCTTTAGGGCAATTTTAATTAAACTAAAACGTAAATGCCTGAAAATCAATCCCTTCTGCAACAGCTGGAGCAAATGCTTCACTGGAAAAAGAGCAAAAAGTTCTATGCAGACAAACTCAACATTACAGAAAATGAGGTGGATGAATTGATGAAGGAGCTGCGAGGCTCAGAATTGGCTGAAGAAACTGCAGAAATTGCAAACTACATTGGAGAACTAGAGGATCAAGTGGTAAGGTTCTTTGAGGACATTCAGAAGGGAACAGGTGAAGTGGTGCTCAACTCTAAAGAAGAAATCAAGAGTTTGGACGAGTTGATTGAAAAGTGCAAGATTGATACGGACAAGTGGGAAATAACTAAATACGTCCAAAACTACTGGGGAAATGCTGACCAGCCTCACTATCAGGTGAAAGCATGGTTAGGAGTTAAGAAGAATGAGCAGATATTCCAAGACAGCTTTGTTTGCTTTCTTGAGAACTACCAACCTTGCTCCCCTGAGATAGTAGCTCCAAAGTTTGATAGAGCTAAGAAGGATGCCTGTTTAATCATAAACAAACAGGACTCCCACCTAAACAAGCTAGATATTGGAGGAAAAAATGATATAGAAGAGCGCTTTGGTGACTTTATCCAAAGAGTGGAAATCATCCTAAATCAAGCCTCTTTAGCCAACAATCTCACAGATATCAACTATATTATTGGTTCTGATGAGTTCAATAGTGAGTTCACAAACACAACTACAAAGGGTACTCCCCAGCAAAATATCCTCTCCTATCACGAAGCTTTTCAAGCCATATGTGACCATGAGGTGAGCGTTATTAACCTTCTCCTTCAGAAGGGTAAATCAGTTAGTGTGATATTTGTAGCTGGTAATCACGATGAGTTTGTAGGCTGGCATCTGGCTAGCTGGTTACAAACCTACTTTAGAAACGAGGAGCGTGTGTTCTTTGACATCTCTCCAAGATACAGAAAGTACGTGAGCTATGGAACCTCAGCAATCATGTTTAACCATGGGGATGCTCTGAAGCCTGCAAAACTTGCTGGTTTGTTCCCTATGGAATTTAAGAATGAGTGGTCAGACCATGACAATTTCTACATATTTACAGGAGACAAACACCATGAGGTGAGTCTGGATTTTAACGGTATTAAGTTCTACCAGCTCCCTGCCTTCTCTACAGCCAAAAGTAGCTGGGATGATAAGAACGGTTATACAGTTGTGAAGGGTGAAGTGACAGGTTTCCTGATAGATAGTGAAGACGGTATAACGAATATATTCAAACAGTATTTATAATGTCAACTTTTAGGAAGTTAGTTTCAGATGTACGCTCTATGCACAAGTTGCTCTCCACGGACAACTTGATCACGGATAGAGCTGTCATGTCTGAAATTAAGAACAATGCCTTCCTCCTGATAAAGCGTGAGACTAATCTGAGGAAG